ACTCCTGAACGCTTCTTCAGTTCTCTCTACCGACTACAACGTTGGTGGTGGAATGAATACCGGCGATTCGGAAGCTCTTGGAGATTCTGGAACCAATAACTTCAACCAGATGGCTTTCTCAATCGAGAAAGTCACCGTTACTGCAAAGTCACGCGCTCTGAAGGCTGAGTATTCGTTAGAACTCGCTCAGGACCTCAAGGCAATTCACGGTCTGAATGCCGAAGCGGAATTAGCAAACATTCTCTCAACTGAGATTCTTGCTGAAATCAACCGCGAAGTCATCCGTACCATCTATATGACCGCTGAGAAGGGTGCTTCTCAGAACGTTGCTACTGCTGGTGTATTCGACCTCGATGTTGACTCCAATGGTCGTTGGTCAGTTGAGAAGTTCAAGGGTCTTCTGTTCCAGATTGAGCGTGATGCTAACGCTATCGCTCAGAGAACTCGTCGTGGAAAGGGCAACATCATCCTCTGCTCTGCAGACGTTGCTTCCGCTCTAACCATGGCTGGCGTTCTGGATTACACCCCAGCACTCAACGCTAACCTCACCGTAGACGACACCGGCAACACCTTTGCTGGTACTCTGATGGGCAAATTCCGCGTCTACATTGACCCATATGCTGCTAACCTGACTTCATCTACTAACGCTGCTCCAACAGGTGGTAATCAGTACTATGTTGTTGGTTATAAGGGTTCTTCACCTTATGACGCAGGTCTCTTCTACTGTCCATATGTTCCTCTCCAAATGGTTCGTGCCGTTGGTGAGAACACCTTCCAGCCCAAGATCGGCTTTAAGACCCGTTATGGTCTCGTTGCAAACCCATTTGCAGAAGGAACCGATCAGGGTCTCGGAGCACTCAAGACCAACTCTAACCGTTACTACAGAAGAGTTGCTGTTAAGAACCTTATGTGATCAATTTCACATAAGATTTTCAGAGGGTCCAATCGGACCCTCTTTTTTTATCTAAATACTTAAAAAAATCATGACTCAAGGTCAAATTGAGAATAGAAATTTTCTATCTCCAACAGGATTTAAGTTTACTCTAACAAGAACACCTAAAGTCGCTTTTTTCTGCAATCAAGCAAATATTCCAGATATAACTCTTGGAGTTGCTATTCAACCATCATATACAAACATGTTACCAACTCCCGGTGATATGGTTCAATTTGGTGACTTAAGTTTAAGATTTCTTGTTGATGAGAATCTTGAAAATTATATGGAAATTCAAAATTGGATGCGTGGACTTGGATTTCCGGAGCAATTAAGTCAGTTTGACGATTTAGAGAGATCTGGATTAGTTCGTGGAAATTATGCACAAGATAGACAAAACATATATTCTGACGGAACTTTGCAGGTATTAACTAGTAGTCAGATACCAAACTTTCAGATTAGATTTCAAGATTTATTTCCATACACATTATCTACTGTGACCTTTGATGCTACGGATACAGATATACAATACTTTACAGCAGACGTAAGTTTCAAGTATACTATTTACAATATTATTGACTTAGAAGGAAAACCACTATATGGGTATTGATTTAGATACAATTCAAAAGATGTGGGAAACAGATTCAAAGATAGATATTGATAATCTTCATACAGAGTCTTTAAATATTCCCGTTTTACATTCAAAGTATTTTGATTTGTATAATACGATCAATTTACTAAAAAAGAAAGCAGAACTTCAGAAGAAAAAAATAAGACACGAACGTTATGAATATTTTACGGGAAAAGCAGATCCCGAGGTTTATGTGGATAATCCCTTTCCTAAAAAGATCCGTGATAAAGAGACTCTTCAAGGATTAAGATGATATCAAATAGAACATATCAAATTAAAAATTCTATAGATTTTATTCGTTTTCAGTCTGGACTAGGGTAAATAAATATTCATAGTAATCATAATACTATGAGTGATGTAATCATTGAAAAGAAAAATGAAGTTTATATTAAATTGCACTGTGAACCGCATATTTTATATGAACTTCAACAATACTTTACTTTTGAAGTTGAATCTGCAAAATTCATGTCCCAGTATAGAAGTAGATATTGGGACGGTAAAATTAGACTGTTAAGTACTCATACTGGAGAAATTTACGTTGGTTTGTTAGATAAGGTTATCGACAAACTCAAAATTCATAATTACACATACGAATTTAAAGAAAATAAATTTTACGGATTACCTTTTGAACTTAATGAGGAGGTATCCTTCGAAGGCGTCAATGATTATATGAATTCAATTTGTTGTCATACGCCACGCAAATATCAAGTTGAGGGAGTATATGATGCCTTACGATATAATCGTAAATTGCTGATAAGTCCAACTGCCTCAGGAAAATCGATGATGATATATTCGATTGTAAGGTATCACTTAGATAAGAATCGCAAAATACTTTTAGTTGTTCCAACGACATCGCTGGTAGAACAGATGTATAAGGACTTCCAAGATTATGGTTGGGATGCTGAGTCATATTGCCACCGTATCTATTCGGGTAAAGAAAAAACAAATGAACATCCCGTTACGATTACAACTTGGCAGTCTGTTTATAAACTAGAACGTTCATTCTTTGAAGATTATGATGTAGTTATAGGAGATGAGGCTCATTTATTTAAGAGTAAATCACTTATTGATATTATGACTAAACTTCATCATGCAAAATATCGTTTTGGATTTACTGGAACCTTAGATGGAACTCAAACTCATAAATGGGTTCTTGAGGGATTATTTGGACCATCTTATAAGGTCACTAGAACTTATGAGTTAATGGAGCAAGGACATATTTCTCAGTTAGATATTCAATGCCTTGTTGTTCTTTTTTCAAGAGTAGAAGCACATGGAGCAGTTTTATATGAGAAGATAAATAATACTAAGCGAGGTGATCGTAAAGTATTTTTTATTCATGGTGGGGTTGATACCGAAGAAAGAGAATTAGTTAGAGAAATTACAGAAAGGGAAAACGATGCAATCATTGTAGCATCTTATGGAACTTTTAGTACTGGTATCAATATTAAAAATCTCCATAATGTTATCTTCGCATCACCAAGCAAATCACGTATTAGAAATCTTCAGTCAATTGGACGAGTTCTTAGAAAGGGAACAAACAAAGTAAAAGCAGTTCTTTATGATATATCTGACGATTGCACTCACAACTCAAGAAAAAATTATACTTTAAATCACTTGATTGAAAGAATTAAAATCTATAATGAGGAAAACTTTAATTACGAAATAATCACTATACAACTTAAGAAAAATGGGAATTGAAGAAGACTTTTATGCAACAGTAAAACTTAAAACAGGTGAAGAAATATTTGCTAAAGTAGCAGCCTCTGAGGAAGAGGATAAAACTATTTTAATTATTTCCAATCCTATTGTTATTTCAGAAATAAAGGGCAGAGTAGGAACCGTTGGATATAAGATAGAACCTTGGTTAAAGACTACCACAGAGGATATGTTTGTTATTGATTTGGAAGATGTTCTTACTTTATCCGAATCATATGATATTGAGATGATAATGATGTATCAATCTTATATGAGACAATCAAATAAAGAAAAGAATAGTCAATCTAAAATTAATCGTAGAATGGGATATCTCTCTAACGTCAATGATGCTAAAGAGATTTTAGAAAAGATCTTTAAGATCTCTTAAAACTTAAAGTTATAACTTATCAACCTCGACAAAGGTAATTATACGGATATTTCAACACCTTGTCAAGCATTTCTGAAAGTGTTATAATATCTACATAATAATGATAAAAACTTATGATAACCACAGCAGTCATGACCAAGAGAAAGAGGTCAGAGCATTACGTCAACAATAAAGAGTTTCTTGCCGCTATTACTAAGTATCGTGAAGATGTTGAGATAACCTTTATTAAGAAGTATGGTAGAGAAATAACAAAAGAAGATCGCCCAAAAACTTGGGATACTAAACCTCCCATTCCCCGCTACATTGGAGAGTGTTTCCTGAAGATTTCAACTCATCTTTCCTTTAAACCAAACTTTGTAAATTACATGTTTAAAGAAGACATGATTTCTGATGGTATTGAAAACTGCGTCCAGTATATTCATAACTTCAATCCAGAGAAGTCACAAAATCCTTTTGCATACTTTACACAAATCATTCACTATGCTTTCCTCCGCAGAATCCAAAGAGAAAAGCGTCAGTTAGAAATCAAAAACAAAATCCTTGAGCGTTCTGGGTTTTCTGAAGTATTTGGAGACGACAACACTATTGACGGAGCGAACTATTCCGATTATAATTCAATCAAGGATAATATTCACTCGAAACTTCGTTATTGAATGAAAGTCGCCATTCTAACAGATACTCACTACGGTGCTCGTAAGGGTTCTAAACTTTTTCATGATTATTTTGAGCAATTCTATAAAAACATTTTTTTCCCGACGCTAGAACAGTACGGGATTACAACTGTTATTCACATGGGAGATGCTTTTGATAGTCGGAAGTCAATTGATTATCAAAGTTTAGAGTGGGCAAAAAGAGTTGTATTTGAACCTCTTAAAAACTATAAGGTTCATATGATTGTTGGTAATCATGATAGTTACTACAAGAATACAAACAATACAAACTCACCACAACTTCTACTAAAAGATTATCCAAATATTCAAACTTATTCTTCTCCAACAGAAATTAAAGTCGAAAATCTTAATATTCTTCTTCTTCCGTGGATTTGTATGGAGAATGAAGAACAGTCACTTAAGATGATTAAAAAAACCAAAGCAAAAATTGCAATGGGTCATCTTGAACTTCAAGGATTCAGAGTAAATCGTTCAATTGTAATGGAACATGGACTGGAAGCAAATCTTTTTAAGAACTTCGAAAAGGTATTTTCTGGTCATTACCACACTCGTTCTAATAATGGAACTGTGTTCTATCTCGGTAATCCTTATGAGATTTACTGGACGGATGTAAATGATGCTCGTGGGTTTACAATCTTCGATACAGAAACATTAGAGCATACTCCAATTGATAATCCTTATAAGATGTTCTATAACATTTATTATGAGGATACTAACTATCAAACTTTTGATACTCGTGAGTATGAGAACAAAATCGTAAAGGTTGTTGTTCGTAAGAAATCTGATACTAAAAAGTTTGAAAAGTTTATCGATAAACTCTATGCATCTAACATTGCAGAGTTAAAGATTATTGAGAACTTTGATATTCAGGAACCTGAAAACTTTGAGGCATTTGAAAACGAAGATACGATTTCTATTCTGAATAGATATATTGAGGAGGCAGAAATCAATCTTGATAAATCCATTATTCAAAAGATGATGCAAGAAATATATCAAGAGGCATGTGAATTAGTTTAAATGTTTATTCTAACAATTAATGGTAGAGAAACCGAAGGCGCATATTCCGTAATAGATGATGAAGGAGAACATATCTTATATCTCTTTCAGGAAGAGGATGATGCAACAAGATATGCTATGATGTTAGAAGAAGATGGATATCCAGAGATGCATGTGATTGAAATTGAAGATGAAGTAATGATAAAAGCCTGCGATCTGCACGGATACCAATACACACTTATTACACCTGATGATATCGTAATTCCTCCAAACACTGACTATGATTTTATTTAAGACTATAAAATACAAGAATTTTTTAAGCACTGGTAATCAATATACAGAGATTGATTTTACTAAAAACAAAACTAATTTAATTGTCGGTACAAATGGTGCTGGTAAGAGTACGGTTTTGGATGCTCTTACATTCTCCTTGTTTGGAAAACCGTTTCGCAAAATCAATAAACCACAACTAGTCAATTCAGTAAATGAAAAGGATTGTAAAGTTGAGGTTGAGTTTAGTGTTGGTAATATTGAGTGGAAAGTTGTAAGAGGAATTAAACCTGCAATATTTGAGATCTGGAGAAGTGGATCTCTTATGGATCAATCTGCTGCTGCACTGGATCAGCAGAAATGGTTGGAGC